AATCTGGATTAGTTTTAGCTTGTTTGATAGCTTTCTTTGCCAGTCTAATCTGGTCTTTGAGTCTTGTCATAGTACGCCTTATAGTAAGCAACGATTCCTGATGTAGTCATGTTACCTTGGGATACCCAATCATGAACACATTCATATATGCTTTGACTGCTATGGCGTGGTGATCCATCAGGGTTATTACCTGATCCAAATCTTTTAAGTAAGATGCTTAGTGCTTTTCCTCTTACATCCATTCGTTCATCAGCGTAACGCCAATCAATCAGCATATCCATCATCATCATTCTCCGATGTCATTACTCTAGCGTTTGTTTTACTCACATGCTCGTCCCAAGGATGAACATATTTGTATGCATCTACATTTGAATAGACTTCACTCTCTAGTGCGTTGACTAAAGACTTAAGGTTCTTGACGATGAGTTTTAGTTTCTCTCTATCCATATTTAGGTTACAGATGTGACCATCATACCATAAAAAAAGAGGGGTGTCTACCCCTCTTCTCAACTACTGCAGAATTTCTCTACATATTCGTTTGCATTCGTTTTGTTGTGTATCACATTCGATCAGACACTCGTAGTAATCATCTAACATGTCATCTTCGGACTTGTAGTGATTATGCTGCCAACCATCTAATTGACTGTGCGAAATTAAATTATGCATGTTCCTCCATAAGTGTACCTCATAATATAGAGGAGGTTTCAGAGCATCTTGTTATCTCCAATTCTACCACTATTTATTTTCATATCAAGACATCCAGTAGGATTTGATACAAAAATAAATGCCTACGAGTTTATACTCATAGGCACTTAAATTATATTAGCTGCAAGGTGATGCCTTACTTCTAACTTTGATTCCACGATACATTAGTTCGTGTCTCTGACGCTGTGCTGCTTCCGCAACAACTTTTGCGTTGTACTGTTCAGCGTCGTACTTGACGCCTCTGTAAGTGACTGTTGTCATTTTGCTTCTCCTGAAGTTAGGGTGGTTTAATCCCCGTTCCTTCAGTCGTTTGCGTCCCAATCAAACTTACATTCTGGTACAGAGTCCTTTACGGTCTCGACCAACTCTGCTACCACATGTGGAGCTAAGTCTGCTCTGTTCTTTTTGATCCTGAGCATTAATGCATCAGCATCAGCACACATCATACCAGAATATAATAGTAGTTCAATCATGGGATGAACGCTCCGTTCCGCGACTTACTTGCGTCCAAGTGCCCAAGGTTTGCAATTCTGATCTGGAACTTTGGTATAGAAGTAATCAATAAGATACTCCTTAGCATCAGGTGTGTAGTTCTCATCTCTGAGAACTTCAAGTCTGACTTCGTTCCAATCTGTGCAAGACATTTCCCAATGATATGCGTCGTGTCCAGCAAGAAGTGTTAACAGCAGTGCAAGTCCGTGCATTTGGATGAACGTGTTAGTATTCTAACATAAGTATTTAGAATTGTCAATCTGTATCAACCGATACAATTATGATAACTTAATTTCCTGATAGGTAAAAACCTTTTCCTCTAGTTCTACATACTCTTTTTACTTGAGCATCATAAACAGGATTGTCTATTGTAATTAATTCTTTAATAAAGTTATATGCTTCTCTGAAACGAGTAAATTTGTATACATCATCATAAGTTTTAGCAGACACAAGGACACCATCTTTCCTGCATAGTTTCATGGTATGCCATTCTTTTCTATTGTCTGTTTTACAATAGAAAATTGCCCAGTTACCTTTTTGATCAGCACTCATTTCTTTTTCTTAGGTTGTGGTTTACTAGGATCAATCCAAAGTTTAGGAGCTACTCTGCCATCAGATTGTTTAATTGCTAATACGCTTTTATATTTGTCATAGTAATGATCAAATATTTCAGACATCTTATATGCCATAGTAAGATCCCACTTTGTCTCATTTTCGCCTGACTTGTATTGAACAAGGTATGCGTTGTAAGGTAGAGCAGTGTTGTTATCTTTTTGCGGATCGCAATTTTCTTTTAGTATATTCAAAGTGACCATTAGCTACGATTTCCCCACTGGATTGAAGGGTACGCTTGCTCCACACACTGACGTGTGATCTTCCAACGCTTTCCAATCTTTTTGTCCTTGACAAGGCATAGAACCTCTGCTTCCCCTTGATGCAATCCCTCTAAGAGTTGAATGAACAATGTCTCACGACGTGTCTGTGAGATATTTGCACCACCTTTAAAGAACAAATACAACTTACGATACTCGTGATCTAATTTAGTGTGTTCGGTATCTTCTGGTGCTTCGTTCTTTTTATATGGCACTTCTCCATCTGGAAGCATGGAGATAACACTCTCATCAAAATTAGCAATTAGAATAGCTCTAAGTGCTGGAGTGTTAAATTCCTCCAGAAGTTTAACCTTTTGTGCTTTTGTCTTTGCATTGCTAACTTTTTGTAGCACTTCATGCATTAATAATTTCATAACCTAATTGTTACCGTAAGTATATTTATTCCTCTTCAATTTCGTCTTCATTTAAGAAGCGAACTGAGAGAAGTTCTTCGTTGATCCACTGACCATGTGAGTTCAGCATTTCTGGATGTACACTTTCTTCTTGTGTATTATACATATGTTCTTGTTTTACTTCTGCAGCTATCCATCCAAAAATAACTCCAATTGATAAGAAAATAAAGGATGTAGTTAATGAGATAAAGATCATCATTGTTTCAGTCATTGTTCAACTCCGAACTAGTTTGTTTCCTTGTCCCACCTTAGTTCAAAGTTGAAGTACACTTTGCGTTTGAGGAGGGAGAACACCTTGTTAATGTGTAAACCTTTTTTAGATTTCTGTTCCTTCGGTTTTGCCCTCCTGAGCATGAGCTCGATACCTCTATTTATTTTAAGATCTTTCATTTTTTTGGTACGGTAACCAGTTTTTTTTCTAAAAATAATTTAGCGACCTCAACAAGTCCACCAATTCTCTCTCCATCAATGACGACAAAAGGAAAACCAATAACGTCAGGGTATTCTTTTTTGAATACTTCTGTTGGGCATTGATTCGCTTGGTCACCAACAACAATCTTGGTGTATTCTACATCTGCTCTCTCAAAAAGTTCAATAAGATTACCACAAAATTGACATCCAACTTTTGTATAAGCTTTAATTTCCATAGTCTTTTTTCTATGTATGAAATCATTATATCACAGATTCAATGATTGTCAAAGTAGGACTACCGAGAATTGAACTCGGTTCACACCGTTATAAGCAGTGGGCATTAACCAATATGCGATAGTCCCTATGCATAACAGTATAGCATAAAAAAGCACCCCGAAGGGTGCTGATCCATCTCGAACTATATTATTTAGAGTGCATTACCTCTTGGTAATACTTCTTCTGGGAACACGAAGTTCTCATGAGGTTGATCAACTGGTGCCAACCATGCACGTAGACCTTCATTCAAAAGAATGTTCTTTGTATAGAACGTTTCAAATTCTGGATCCTCCGCTGCACGAATCTCCTGAGATACAAAATCGTAAGCACGAAGATTAAGAGCGAGTCCAATGATACCGATAGAAGCAGTCCAGAGACCCATGACGGGAACAAAGAGCATAAAGAAATGCAACCAACGCTTGTTACTAAAAGCAATGCCGAAAATCTGTGACCAGAATCGGTTTGAAGTAACCATCGAATAAGTCTCCTCCTGTTGCGTAGGATTAAACGCTTTGAACGTATTATTCTGTTCGCCATCTTGATACAGAGTGTTTTCTACTGTAGCACCATGAATCGCACAGAGTAATGCTCCTCCAAGGACACCTGCGACACCCATCATGTGGAAGGGATTCAGCGTCCAGTTATGAAATCCTTGAAGGAAGAGAAGGAACCTAAAGATCGCGGCGACACCGAACGATGGCGCGAAGAACCAGGACGACTGTCCCAAAGGATAGATGAGAAATACACTGACAAAAACAGCAATAGGACCACTGAAAGCAATAGCATTGTAAGGACGAATACCGACAAGACGAGAGATTTCAAACTGACGAAGCATGAAACCGATTAGGGCGAAGGCACCATGGAAAGCAACGAATGCCCATAGTCCTCCAAGTTGGAACCATCTAACGATGTCTCCTTGTGCCTCAGGACCCCATAGAAGAAGAAGGGAATGTCCCATGGCATCTGCAGGTGTAGAGACTGCAGCAGTGAGGAAGTTTGCACCTTCAAGATAAGAGGTAGCAAGACCGTGTGTATACCAACTGGTAACGAATGTTGTTCCAGTCATCCATCCACCAATTGCCAGATAAGCAGTAGGGAATAGAAGAAGACCAGACCAACCAACAAAAACGAAACGATCTCGTTTCAACCAATCATCAAGAATATCAAACCAACTCCTCGTTTGAACCGTAGGTTGTAACGTAGAAGCAACCATATTAAATTTACCTTTAACAACATTAAAATTAATTTTGTGGACAAAAGAAAAGGGATCCTAAGATCCCTTTCCAATTGTAATGTAGCTATTTGTGTAGTATCAACCGATGCTAGGTGCGGTGAGTGCAACAGGAGTTGACTCAGCAGCAGCAAGGTCAAGAGGGAAGTTGTGAGCATTACGCTCGTGCATAACTTCCATTCCAAGACCTGCTCTGTTAAGAACGTCTGCCCATGTAGGAATTACATGACCATTGTTGTCTAGAACAGACTGGTTGAAGTTGAAACCGTTAAGGTTGAACGCCATAGTAGACACACCCATTGCAGTGAACCAGATGCAAACAACTGGGAACGCTGCTAGGAAGAAGTGAAGACTACGAGAGTTATTGAAAGAAGCATACTGGAAGATAAGACGACCGAAGTAGCCATGTGCTGCAACGATGTTATATGTCTCCTCTTCTTGTCCAAACTTGTATCCATAGTTTTGAGACTCGGTTTCAGTTGTCTCTCTGACAAGTGAGGAAGTAACAAGACTTCCGTGCATAGCAGAGAAAAGAGATCCACCGAATACCCCAGCAACACCGAGCATATGGAACGG